CCAATAAGTTCTATAAATCTTCCACATCTCTAGATGATCTATGGCTGTTAAATCTTTTGTTATTGTTGCATTCTTTGGAGCCTTTTGAGGAAAATAAAATACTGTTGTTTCATCAGGCTTCATTACGTCTGGTTCATTTGGAATTCCTGAATCTTTTAAAAATTGTGTTAATGGATCATTGTTTGACCCACGAACACTTCTAATGTAATACTCTGAATACCACGGATGAATTCCGCTAGACACCCCGACCAGTTGACTTACAGTGCCTGAAGGCTTAACACAAGTAATTGATACGGAAGGATTAATGTTTAATTTTTTTGCTTCATCATTATTAACCTTAACCGACTCTAATCTCATATCAGTCAACAACTGCTCTAATGCTTTTCCTGCTGTTGAAGTAATCTTATTACCATAAATTCCAGTTAAAGAAACTCCTAATAATCTTTCTTCTTCACAATTATCTTTCCATGTCTTACGAAGATATTTAAAATTAGTTAGTGTTGATTGCCATGTTCCAAGAATTGTAGCAAGTTTAACTTTTTCCATTAAATCTTCTCTTGTATCTTCTGCCGAAATAACTACTTCTGTTAAATTACAAAATTCATTAGGACGAAGAATAATTTCTCCACATGGATTTGTTCCAGCAATCAAAGAAGCATCTCTTCTTCCAAAAGACTCTACATGTCTACGAACTGAGTCTATGTTGTAGATTCCTCTTTCTCCAGATTTTGATTCATATAGATTTCTCCACTCACGTAAAAATTGTGCAGTGTTTGGTTTAGTATTATAAACTGCTGAGTTATTTGCTAGTGATCTTTGTGATTGTGTTTCCCACCATGATCCACTTTTTGCTTTAGCCATTTCAAAATCATCAAGATTAGAAAGACTAATAAGTGCACTACGGCGTACTCCACCAACTACAACAACTTCTCCAACTTTACACATTAAATCGTGTGCTTCAATTGGTTTTAATCTACGACCTGCTGCGTTTCTAAAAGTATCTGTTGTAAATGTAAATAATGCATTAAGAGGTCCAGGACCAGAAGCACGACCACCAAAAGTTTTTAGTCTTGCTCCTGAAGGACGAACCTTTGACATATCCCATTGTGGAATTTGACCTTGTGATAATAATGCAATTAATTCTTTAAATGCTTTTGCCCATCCAAGTTTAGAATCTTCCACAACAATAGTTGTTGCTGTTTGATTAAAAGATTCTGCAATTATAGGAAGTTCATCAACATATTTTGATTCTACTGAAAATCCTACACCAGTTCCATTCATTAAAACATACATTGCTTCATCAAATGCACGAAGACTATCTACTGCAATAAAAGAACAGTTATATGCTGCAATGTGATCACGATCTAACGCTGGACCTGCAGTCATCAAGGCCCTCATAGAAGGCATAATTTTATGATTTAAAATTGAATCTTTAACTTCATCAAAAATTTTAGCATTTGGGCTATAGCCATAATTTAATACTAAATGATCTTTCATGAAATTGATATATCTATCTACCGTTTCACTCCAAGTTTCTCTTCTATTTAATTCAGGTATCCATCTAGCGTACCTAGAGATATGAATAAAATTCTTATATGGATCTGTTATTGACCCGTTTTGATTAATAAATGACATTAAAAATACAACTCCTAGTTTTTTGATTTATGAGATAATAGTATTGTACACTACATTTATGAAAGGATCAATATATGATATCAATACAAGAGGTTCATTTTTATAATAATTTAGTAGATGTTAATAAACTTGATAGTTTAATAGTTTGTCCATTTGTGAAAGATGATATTGTTGTTTCTAGAGTTGATGAAGATGACAAACCATATTTTTATTGCATTAGTTGTAGAACAACATTTAAACTAACAAGTGACATAGAACACACTATTAATACTATAATTAAAAAATTTCTTAAATAACCTTGCCTTTTTCCAATATTAGGGTTATAATAGTAGAACAATAAAATACTTCTTCAAGGAGGTAACTTATGAAGAGTGTAATATTATCGATAGTAGCGTTTATTTTTGTAGGAACTTATTCTAATTATGTAGATAGACATAGACCAATTTATACCGCCGAACCTTTGGTGGCTGTCCAACAAGGACAAGCCACCTTTAGCCCTTTAAAGGGGCTTCTAGAGGCTCGTGAGAGCAATACTGACGTTGCTGCTAGGTCTAGGGCCAACTTCACTGATCCTAAGTCTCAGAGGGCTATATTGGCCTATCAGCACTATGTAAAAGAAAATGTTCCCAACAAAGAACTATCCTGTTATTTTAATATCATTGACAAAGAATCAAAATGGAATCCTCTTGCACAAAACCCTAAATCAACTGCATTTGGCATTGGTCAATTTTTAAATAGCACCTGGGGACTAGTTGATAGTAAAAAAACTGAAAACCCATACGCTCAAATTGATGCAATGATCAAATATGTTAATTTAATTTATGGTGATGGATGTAAGGCTTGGGACTTTAAAAAATATAAAGGCTGGTACTAGAGTTCTCTGATCTCTCTATAAACCTTATCCCATTCAGGACCTCTTGCTTCAATACTATGAAACTCTTTTGCTAACTTATAGTTATTCTGTCTTTCAATATTTCTAACCTTTTGACTTTTTAACTCTTCTAGATGACCCAACCACTCATCTTTGGTATTTGCAACCCTGCCAATTCCATACTCTTCATATAAAAACTTATACTCTTCTATATTTTCTGCAATAAAAGGAATACCAGCAGCAGAATACTCTAAACCTTTTATAAATGATTTTGCAAGATTGAACTCAACATGTCTCAATGGAACTAATCCGATATCCATTTTTCTAAACATTTCTCCATAAGTTAATATAGGCTTCATGCCTTCGCTAGAAAATCTTTTAGCAGGAATTTGCATTTGCTCTTGAACCGTTGGGGCATTAATAATATGACCAGAGTGATGAAAACGTAAATCATTTTTTTCAACAAACTCTCCAACAAAAGGACTCAAAGTTTCTAGATCTCCAGAACGCCAAGGAGTTGCTCCCACCCAACCAACTGTTGGCCAATTACCAGAAGTATCTTTTCTCATTTGAAAGTTTTTAAAATCTAAAGAATTTCTAACCATGTATATAGGTTTATTTGGATATTGTTTTTTATAAAAATCTCTTAGAAAGGGAGTAGAGGTAATTAAGGCATCTGCTAATTCCATACCCCTAAAATAATGATCTCTATTATTTTTAGGATTAGTTTTAGGATCAGTTGAAGTGTATGCCATATTTGTTGGCTCCAAGCCAGCATGGTGATCGTCTACATCTATTACAATTTTTTGACCACGACTTTGTGCTTCAGGAATATTGTTAACTAAATTTTCTAACATCATAAGTTTTAATACAACTATGTCCCAACCATGAATTGCTTTTTTATCTGGAATTAATAATCCAAAACCATGTTCTGGAGAAAATGCTGGAAAGCCCATTCCAACTTCCCAATCTTTTTCTTTTAATTGTTGCATTGGAAGAAAACATCTATACCAAGCACATCCATTTGGTTGTAAAGGCTTAGTTCCCCATGACCAATCATAGGTTAAGAAACATACTGTAGGTTTTGACATACTAAACTTTCTATTAAGGGGTGGATAAGATTGTGTCCTATCCACCCGATACTGCTAGTTAATTATTTTTTCTTTTTATCTGCTACTTGGTTAATTCCAAATTTTGTATCTTTTGGATTAACTGCACGAATAACTACCCATGCTGCTGCTGATAGTGCTGAATTGAGAATTGTTCCCAATGCGTCTCCAGTTAATGCTGATACATCTGCACCTGAAGCGGTAAATTGTGTAATCAAAGCGATTACAAAAGCATTGAGTGCTGACTCTAATACTTTTTTATTTAGTAATGATTCCATTGATTGTCCTCCTTTTAAGAACATCGATTATATTATTGTACACCCTCCGTAGAGTGATGTCAATCCTTGTACCAGAATCCTGGCGACATATACTTTAATCCCTTAGTAACAACCATAGACTGGTGGTAGTAAGGATCTACTGATGGAAAGGCTATTAAACTTCCTGCGGTAGGCTTAATTAAAACTTCTTGTTCTTTAAAATATAATTCTCCACCATCATAATTATCATTAATATATAAGACTACAGATAGCACAGGAGATCTTTCATCATCATATGAATCAATATGAGATCCCATTTCTTTTCCAGTTGAATATTTGGCTATTGATATTGGTGTTAAATATCCTAAATCTATATTATGTTCATTTGCATAATCTTTAGAAGAGTTAACTATTGCATTACGAACTTTTTTATTTATCGATGTAAGTCTTTCATTAGTTTCATCAATGATAGAAGGATTAATAATTTTTTGATACCCGAAATCGTATGAGTCATCACTTGCCTTCCACTGTTTCCACCTTGTTATAGATGTAGTATTATTTAATAACTCATCTGTTTCTTCAATATCTTTTATTAAAACATAAGGATTTTCAATAACATCCTCATAATAATGTATCTTATCAAACTTAGTTATCTTCATCTTTAAATCCAAACATAATTGCTGATATCTTACTTCCTGCGGTAATTAGACTAGGCATATGACTATATGGTTCAACAGATGGGTATATTAAAATACTTCCAGCACTAAGTTTTAATGTTACATTTTGTTTATCAAATACCATTTCTCCTCCATAGTAGTTATCATTTAAGGTAATAATAACTGTTACACATGGGGAGTTATGTTCTCCATTAGAATCTGTATGAGGCCCTAAGTGTTTTCCTGGATACGATTTATGTACAATCATATCTGTAAATTTTTTTATTTTTATGTTATTTTTTATTTCATAATCACTAATACAATTTTCTAACTTATCTTCTATATCTGTTATCTTAACCTTTTTATATTCAGTAAACTCATAAGGGTTTAGTTCATGTATTTTAATACCATTAATTTCTTTTGTTGGATAAAAAACCCATGGATCTTTTTCATTATTTATCCTATCTACAATATCTTGATAATTTTTTATTACATCTTTATAATAATATATTTTTTCATTAATATATAGGTTATACAAGTTTATTTCCCTTGTCCCACTCTATTTTTTGAACTGCTTGCTCTTCTCTAACCTTTTCAATTTCCTTTTCCCACTTATCCAAAGTTTCTTCATCATATACTGCATCAGCATAATCCCAAAATGAAACCATTGTATACCTTGTTCCTTTTGTTATTTCTTTTACTCCATGAATATTTTCGTGACCACCTGGGAACATAATGAAGGAATACACAGGAGGTTTAAACTCTAACTTATGATCAGGGAAATATAGTTCTCCACCTTCGTAATCATCGTTTAAGTATAATATACCAACATATTTATTTATATGAAAGGCGTTTGGATTTCCATCATGGTCTGAGTTGTCTGAATGTGGTGCAGCAAATCCTCCAACTTTCCATTTTTGTGCATGAGATGTGTTTGCTCTTAATTCTCTTTCAAAAAACATCTCACATGATTGTTTAAACTTATCTCTTAAATTATCAAAATGTTTAGGATCTAAACCTAATTCAATAAGCCTTTGATCATGTGGTGCCAAGCCCATACCAAGAGAATTATAAAAAGCAATATCTCCCCAAATTTGTGCTTGAGACTCAAAATATTTAATCATTGCCTTTGCTTCATCTGCTGTAACAAAGTTATCAATTCTTGCAATATCGTTTTTATAGAATTTAAGATCTTCTTTAGTAAAAGTCATACACCCTCATGTCCTTTTCTATTCTTTCTTCTTCCATTTTACACCATATTTCTTTTCCATACTTTTCTTGATTTTTAAGCCATTCTTCAGAGCCTGTATGATAGAACTGGTAAAAAGATCTAATTAAATATCTTGGATTTCCAGATATCTTTTTAACACCATGTAGATAAGGGTGCTCGTCTGCTAAAAATTCAGGGTGTCCAGATGGAAATACAATTACATCTCCAGCAACTGGTTTATAATCTATATACTGATCTCCAACTTTAAATGATATTTCTCCACCGTCATAATCGTCATTTAAATACATAGTGCAAGTTAAAGCAAATTTATATCCTGGAACATCTTTCATCCATGGTACGTAATCTGTATGCCTAGACATACTCATTCCTTTTCCTACTCTACCCTCTTCGCCTTCGTCTGGTATATATTTGGAAAATGAAGGACCCATCATTTGCCAATCTCCAGGTAGGTCTAATTTATATTCTTTTAAAAAGTTATCAGTGCTATCAAAAAATGCTTTCTTAACCATTTCAAGATAATTTATTTCTTTTTGTAATTTTTCATTTTGTATACCAGAATGTATGGCGTTATTGTCTATTTGATAAACGTAAGTTCCAAAAAAACTCCACGGTTTCCAGTCTTTAAATAAATATGTTGTATCTGAATCTTCTTCTGCTTTTTTTAATATATCTACTAGATCATCACAGTTATTTAATAAACCTTTATATACATGTATCTTAGGAAATAGTTTAATATATTCCATTTATTTACCGTGCCCTACTATAGTCCAAAAAAATGGAAGTGTGTATCTAACACCAGCAGTAACTTCTTTTACCCCATGTATAAAGTTTTTATCTCCTGGAAAAAAATATGCTGCACCTGCTTTAGGTTTAAACTCAATATCATGTTGTGGAAAGTATAGTTCTCCACCTTCATAATCATCATTAAGGTACATTAATCCAGCAATGTCATAATATGGAAAATTATTTGGTTTTCCTGAGTTTTCTCCTTCATGCAATTCTTTATCTGCATGTGGTAGTTGATAATTTCCTGGAAACCATCTTACAAAAGCAGGAAATGTTGGTACGGCATTAACGTTTAAATGAGCATCTACCTTTTCTTTAAATCTTGCTAGTAGTTCTACAATTTTATCTCTAACTATATTTGCTGAATCTTGTTGTGCAATTTCTTTTTGATTTGCTACACGGTTAGCCCAAAAACTAGCATCATAAATCATAACACCATCTTTATCATAAACACTTTCATCTTTGTGCCAATTTTCTAAGTTAACTGCAAAGTTATACAATAACTCTTTATCTTCTTTAGTCATAAAATCTTCTAAACTTACAATATTGTCTTTAGATGATCCAAAAGATCCAGACGGGGTTATAGATACCCTATTTTTATCTGTTTCTTCCATTAATTTTTCTAATTCTTTTGGATTCATAATTTTATTTTACCATAGGACTATTCATATGATCTTCTATGCCAGTCTACATTTTTATATACCCCTCCATCAGGCACTCTATATTTAGCAGCATTATCAATATTTTTTTGAGGAATAGACATTGGGTCTTCAACAATTATAGAAGAAGTCCAGTTTTCTCTTTTAAACGGAAATACCTGAACAAATGGGGTTCCTTTAGGTATTACACCAGTCCAGCCTTCTCTTAAAAAAAATGGTAGGTTTCCATTAAGGTTAACAACATCGTTATCAATAATTCCAGATGTATTTATAAATGGTAAATCAAATCTATTAAATGGAGTTGTATACAGAGCACTATATCCTTCTGGTAATATAGTTCCCCAGTCTACAAACCAAGAGAAATGATCTAAGTAGTATCCGTCTGGTTGATAAAATCCAAGCATTGGTGGTCTTTCACTACAAAAACTTTGATTTTTTTCATCAGTTATTTTATGACGAATATCTCCTTGCTCATCTAAATAAAACTCTATATCGCAAGGGGTATACATAAAATATCCACTCATCATTACATCCATAAATGGCATACATGCCTTCCAACTAGCAATTTTGCCACCGTCTTTATCTTCATAATATTCTTTAGTTTCAGGGTTAGTTATAAATCTTTCTGCTTTTGTATACCACTCTGGTAAAGACTTAGATGCAGAAGATGGTTTAGTGCTGGTTCTTTCTGTTTGCCAAAATCTGTTTGTAATAAACTTTATTTCTTTGCTATCCACTATTTCTCCTATTATCGTTTATTATTAGTTTTAAAGACTTTACCTCATGTTCACCAATTTGAACATCGTTATGATCAGTAGCATTTCTATACCAGTTAGTCCATTCACCCTTTTTATTAAGTTCATATGCCACCTTGCCTCTTTCTTCATTATCTTTATACCACTTCTCATCCATATCAAAATCATTTAAATTTAATTCTATATCTGACATGCTAGTTAAAGATATAGGTACAAGTGTTGCAAATGGCTCATTTGCTTTAATTGTTATAGCCTTATCTGGCTTTAATATTTTTATAGCAGAAGGAAATTCTTGATCAAAAAATGAGGTACTAATTAAACTAGTAAAAGTTTGATATGAATCATTAAACATGTTTGGTACTGGCATATGTAAAAAACTAATATTGCTATCTGACTTTATAACTATACCAGTTTTAAAACTAACAGTTGCATTTGCCCTAGAGTTTTGTATAAATTCTTCTCCAGAAAGTATTTTTATGTGTTCTGGTGATGAATCACTAATTCCATCCCAAACAAAAGTAACATCTATTGGTAAAGATAATTCATACCCTATAGTATTTGCCAAACTTATAGGAAAACATTTATAGGCATGTTTTTCAGCAGTTTCTTCCATCCAATCTCTTTTTATTCGTGTTTGTTTTATATTAACAGATTGGTTTTGACAGTAAACATTTACTGTTGACATTAGTCTTCCGTATTATTATAAATTTCTGGTGTATGATACTTAGCACTATAATCCAACATAGTTACTAAAGAATATTTAACACCAGACGTTACCTTTTCAGCAACATGTGGATACATAAAATTAGAAGGAAATACGTACATGTCTCCAGCCTTTGGTTTAATTTTTAAACCCTGCAATCTAAATGACAGTTCTCCACCTTCATAATTATCATTTAAATAACAAACTAACGAAACTGTACAATTATATGAATATCCATGATCATGGTGTTCCATAAAATGTTGACCTTCACCATATCTAATAAAGTTAAATGCTTCCCAATATTTTAAGTCCATAATATTAAATCTAGATCTATAGTGATCTACTGCTGCAGCCTTTCTATCGTAACATTGCTGCCATATTTTTGCTAATTCATTATATTCTTTTGATCCATCATCAACCAAATCTGATTTTTTATATTTAAAATCAACACAGTCACGATAGTCTGGCATAACTTGACCATATCCTACTTGTGCAACTATCCAGTTATATTGACTTTCTGGGTTAGATAATACTTTTTCTAATCTATTGACTAAGTCTAATGATTCTGGTAATACATCTCTATAAACATATATGCCATTACCTAAGTCTTCTACTTCTGACCATGATTGAACTATATTTTCTTCTCTTTGCATCATGATGACCTTTCTGTTAGATCTATAATATCATAAAGATACTAGTTTAGCAAGAGCACTGTTTATTTTTTAATTCTTCTATTTCTTTAGTTAGTTCTTGTACTGATTTTACAAGGATAGGTATCATCTTAATATAGTTTATCTTTAATTGACTTTCATTAGAATCATCAACCATACCCAGCCACTCTACACCGTATTTTTCTTGAATTCTTTGTAGGTCTTGAGCAATAAAACCAGCATCATTTACTCCAGCAACTGACCCATCTCTCATATTCCATACATAAGATACTGGTAATAAATCTTTAACAAAGTCTAATCCCAATTCTAATGATTTAATATCTTGCTTGTCTCTTTCGTCTGAATAAAAGTTAGGTGGGAAGAATGGTGGAAAGAATGGTGGAAAGAATGGTGGGAAGAATGGTACTGGTGAAGGTGTAACAGAATTACTTATTCCAGAAGCGGTAGAAGTTGCAATTCCGTTAGACAATGTAACAGTAAATGTATAAGACACACCTGCTGTTAATCCATTGACAGTAATTGGAGAAGTTGAACTAGTTCCAGTTATTCCTCCAGGACTTGATGTTGCTGTATAAGTTGTTCCTGTTGGTTTTCCTAAATATGATGGGGCTGTAAAGCCAACTGTAGCACTTATAATTCCTGCAGTTGCAGTACCAATTATAGGTGTTCCTGGTTGTTTTCCACCACTATTTGATCCAATAATTAATGGCATTTTATACCTGCTTATTTCTACAAACTATATTTCCAGCAATAAATGCACTATGATCTTCTACAGATATAGCATATGTTACTTTTGGAGATTCATCTTTTGTTATTTCGGTAATTTCAAGGGGTACAAATTTATTATCTTCTTCACTATAAGACATTATCTTATTACCAATAGTTAATTCATTTGAGGTAATAAATTTCCAATTACCCCCGTCTTCTACTAGTACTGGTTGCTCTAAGGATACCCTTGTAGACTCATCATTATTAAATATTAAAGTTTGTTTAATAATTGGATAAACACTTTTAATTTTAGTTTTTACTAATGACATATCTTCAATATTTGAATGAGTCATAGCCCAAATATCTTGACCTACCTCTAATTCTTCTGCTCTTGCATGTTTAATAGAATCATTATCTCCTACTGTTTTAACTAATGTTTCTGCATAGATACATCCTGCAACGTGAATACTATTTACATAAAATCTTGGTGGGAAGAATGGTGGGAAGAATGGTGGGAAGAATGGTGGGAAGAATGGTGGGAAGAACGGTGGGAAGAACGGTGGAACAATTGCTGTTATTGAATTACTTGCTGCAGATTCTGGACCAAAACCTATTCCATTAGACAATGCAACCTTAAAAGTGTAAGCGGTTCCTCCAGTTAAACCAGTTACTGTTATTGGAGATGATGAACCTGTTCCTGTAAATGATCCAGGGGTTGAAGTTACTGTATAACTTGTTCCTGAAGGTTTTCCTAAATATGATGGGGCTGTAAAAGAAACTGTAGCATTTTGAATTCCTGCAGTTGCTGTCCCAATTGTTGGAGCACCTGGTAATCTTCCAGCATTTCCTCTAATTTTTTTAGACATTTTATGATGCTAAGTCTCCTATCGCAACCCAAGTATTTGTTGCTCTTTTTATAAGAGTAGCAGATGTCCATTGTGCACGAAGTTTTAATCCTGGGCTACCGTTTACGGTAACTCCAATACCAGCAGCAATAGTTGTTTGTCCAGATCCTGTTTGTAAAATTATAATTTGACATCCTATTGGAAAGGCTACATCAGAATTTGGTGGAACGGTTACGCTATTAGCGGAAGCATTATCTCTTTCAACCATTTTTCCTACATCTGATAAAACTAATGTATATGTAGCAGAACCAGTTTGAGCATTTTGTGGAATTCTTATGTCTGATGGTCCAGTTGATGTTATTGTATCTAAAGTTGCACTGGTTGCAATTACACTTGTTGATTCTAATGAACCAATTTTCAATGTATCATATGTAGCAGAAGTAAAATCTACCGTTGTAGATGGAAGAGATGTTACGTCAGAAAATAATTTCCATTTTCCAGAGTCTGAAACATCTTTAACCAATCCTGAATATTTTTCTCCAGAAGAATTATATTTAGCAACAGTTCCTAAATCTACAGAGTTTGCAGCGTTGTCACTTGCTAATAATATTAAAGGATCTTTTACTGATAAATTTGTTGTATTAATAAATGTTGTTGAGCCACTAACTTGTAAATCTCCAGTTACCGATAAATCTCCACCTACGGTTAAGTCATCTGTGATTGTTACATCGTCTGGTAAACCAACAACAACGTTTCCTACAGATGCGGACACCGATACTTCGTTTGCTGTTCCAGTTAAAGAATTAACGGAACTTTCTTCTACTTCTGTCAATCTATCATTAATATCTTTAAGGTGAGCGTGAACACTATCTGAAGAGGGTGCTCCAGCACCACTATAATTATCTATTCCATAATGATATAACTTAAAAGCCTCAACTATATTTGCCTGATCGGTTAATGAAGGTATTTTTGTATCAAATTCGGTAGCCTCGTATCCAGAAGCATCACTTAAAAATTGTCCAGCCATTTTATCACCTTCTTAAATTATATCAGAACGTTGATAGTAATATTGAAATCAACAATTCCTACTAAATCTACTACCCCGCCACTTTCATCTTGTTCTGTAGCAATAATCTCAAATACTAAAGACCTACTTGAGGAAGTTACCAAACCTTTATCTACTACAGCAAATGAAATTGCTTTATCATGTTCTGGGGTTAATTGTATAGAAAAATTACTTGAAGTTAGAGTTCCAGGAGCATCGTTATATATGTCATTTACTGGTATGCTCACACTTACTGATCCACTTACAAATGTTAAAGGCTCAATTACACTATATGTAACTGGTTGAAATTTTAATACAGAACTCCACTCGTTACCACTAGGGGTAACGTTGTATGAATATATAACTCCGTAATCTGAGCCAAAATCTGTTCTTAAATATAAATCTCCTACTATTGCAGGCTCGTTAACAAATACTCCAGTATTAATATTTGGATCTCCTGATCCAGTGTAGATAAGACTTCCTCTTTGTCCAGGGGCACCAACATCTAATCCTAATTCTATAACTTCGGGTGGGCCAAATACTGTAATTGATTCTGTTGAAACTACTGAATTAATAGCCATTACGAAACCCTATCGGTAACATCTTGAGTTACAGTTATTGTTCCAGTCAATAAAGTATATTTAGTTGAAGCACTAGTATCACTAATTTGAACATCATAAACATATGAGTTAGCAGATAATAAATCTCCTACTGCTGGTGTAATTTTACAAGTTAAACTAGATGATCCAGAAACTACGGTTCCAAATCCTATTTCTTCTCCAGAAGATCCTCTAGCGGTAGCAATTGTAAATAAATTTGAATCGTACTCTGTTAAGTTAAAAGTTGTTCCATTTGCATTTTTAGGATAAATAATAAATTCAAAACTATCTCCACGATAGTAGTTAAAGTTGTATGTTGCTGGAAATGCCATATATACCCCTCACTATGCTGACAAGTCGCCTATGGCAACCCAAGTATTTTCTGCTCTTTTAATTAATACAGCAGACGCCCATTGTGCACGAAGTTTTAATCCAGGAGTTCCGTTAATTGTTACGCCTGCTCCTGGTGTTATGGTTGTTTGTCCAGTGTTTGTTTGCAATACTGTTAACTCGGTTCCAACTGGAAATGCTACAGAAGAATTTGGAGGTACTGTTAATGTATTTGCTGAACCAACATTCATTTCAACTATCTGATCTGCATTTGACAAAATTAATGTATAGTTTGAAGTTTCGCTATCAAATGTATTTAGTTTATCTGCTTTTGTTGCTAGATTAATTCCTGTTAATTGAGATCCGTCACCAATAAATGCAGACGCATTTACGTTTCCTATAACGCTGGCTGAGCCCATAGCAACTGCATCTAAAACTGCTTCATTAAATGCAATAGTTCCAGTTGGTTCTGTTTCTACACTGGAGAAAAATTTCCATCTACCATCTGTTGCGTCTTTTACTAATCCTGTGTGTGCGTAAGAACCGTCATTATAATTTCCTACTAATCCAATATCTACTAAGTTAGCACTTGAGTTGCCAGCAAGATAAATCATTGGGTCATCTACTTTAAATTCTGTTACGTTAATATATGCTGTTGACCCAGAAACTATTAAAGTTCCATCTATTTCTAAATTACCAGTAATTACTCCACCTACTTGTGGAAGATAAGTTGTTGCTGCATTTGATTGTGTTAAGTATGTTGCCGACCCTGCGTCAATAGCACGTTGATTTGTAAAATATAAACTAGTTCCTTCTGATACATCTGTTGTAGTTAAAGCATCTGCATATGATACTGCGGCAGCAGAAGCACTAACTAGTCCTGCTGTTAAATTTAAAGCAATAATTTCTGAATCTGTATAATTTGTATTTGCAACTGAAGCGGTATTAATAATTCCAACTAATTCTACTTCTGATAAAGATATATTATTATTTATTGTTGTTTCTAAATATCCTAATTCTGCATCTATATACCCTGTCAATGCTCCACTGGCACTATCAACTCTAAAATCTGTATAATATATATTTGCAGCACTTGCGTTATTTATTTGATTAACTATAGTTGTTGCAAAGTTTGCATCGTCATTGAGGGCTGCTGCCAATTCGTTAAGGGTGTTTAAAGCACCTGGTGCTGCATCTATTACAGCATTAACTTGTGATGTTGCTTGGGATAAAGCATATGCTGAAGCACTTTGAACATAGGCTTGAGTAATTGCTTCTGATACAACTGCAAAAGTTGAACCATCATATCGATAAATTTTATTATTTGTAGTATTAACCCATAAGTCTGTTTCTTTTGGATCCAAAGGGGTATCTGGACCAATGATTATTGGTCTTCTTTTATTTGTAGATAATGTCATTTATACCTCTTTTAAATTATAACATAGATATGTATAATTTTACATACCCCCAAAATTATGAAATTCTATTTACATACCCTGAAATTGACACTACGTTTGTTGTTGCTGCAAAAGCCCGAACAACTAAAGAATTTTGCAATACTAATCCTGGAACTACTAGTACTAATCCAGATTCACCAGGTATATTTATTTCTATTTGATCTTTTTCAGCAGTACCACCAAATTCTACTGTAAGTTTAACTGTTGAGGAACTTGAGTTGTCTGCATATAACCATATTTCATCTAAACCAGATGTTCCTGATACTGCTGTATGAATAGTTGTTCCTGGAGTCGAGGTTGCAGCCACCAAAGTTGATGCACCATTTGTAGACCCAGATAATAAAACTTTTGAAAATGTTGGCATTTTTACCTCTCTTTTATTATATCATTTAATAATATTTTATACAACAAACGGATATCTTATTATTACTATTCCATTTGATCCAGCAGCACCAGATCCTCCACCATTTCCAGCACCACTTCTTAAAGAACTTCCAGAGTTTCCAGGAGTTGAACCACTACCATTATTAATAGTTTGTCCTAAACTTGAACCTCCTCCACCACCACCACCAGAAAGACCGTCAACACTGGGATTTAATCCAGCAGTTCCACCTAAAAATCCACCACCACCTCCACCAGATCCACTATGATCACCACCTGTTGCGGTAGCATTTTGTCCATTTGTACTTCCACTAGCACCAGTTACTCCAGCAGTTGCTCCAGCACCTTGACCAGCAGTTCCGTTTTGACCACCTCCACCACCGTTACCAGTTCCGTTGTATCCAGTTTCTGTTCCTCCACCACCGCCACCACCACCTGCAGCAACAATAATAGTTCCAGAAAATAATAATAAACTTCCAGCACCACCTCCACCACCAGTTCCAGAACATGGAGAGGTTCCAGCCTGACTTCCATTTCCTCCTGCTGCACCACTAGCACCAAGTCCTCCAGCACCTCCAGTTCCTATAACACATCCTTGTGTACCTAATTGTCCACCACCACCAACACTTATTGTATATGTTCCTGGATTTGTAATAAAAGTTGAAGTTGAATATGCACCACCTCCACCAAAACAATATGCTCCACCTCCTGTTCCGCCAGCAGCACCACCGCCTCCCCACATAAAAACTTCTATTTGACCTGGCATATCAGAAAAAAATGTTTGAGATGTTCCAGGGGTAGTATAGGTATGATATTTATATCCATCTCCTGGAATACTAATTACTCCACCAGTTGCATTATATTTTGTTAAATCTCTTAATGGATTAGAAACTAATCTACTCATTCCAGCACTTGTATAAAATCTTCTAATTCCTAACATTATGAGAACATCCTACCTGAAATTATTGCTTGACTGTCATCAACAGCAGCACCAAGTTGAACCCAACTACTTCCATCATAAACCTTTAATGCAGGAGGTGTGCTATTTGAATCGAGCCACATATCACCAGTTACTGGACTTTCGGGGGTAGAAGTAGAATAAGGTATTAACTTTTCATATTGAGTAGAAGCACTTGATTGGGTTAAGTAGGTAGTGCTAGCACTTGATTGGGTCAAATAAGTTGTAGATGCAGTTGCTGTTGTTAATCCTGCTGCTTGTGTAAGATAAGTTGAACTAGCATTTGATTGAGTAAGATATGTTGCACTAGCATTTGATTGTGTTAAATATACAGATTGAATAGTTGAATAAAAATTAGGATCATCATTCAATGCCGCCGACAATTCGTTAAGAGTGTCTAATGTTCCAGGTGCTGAGTCTGTTAAAAATGTTACTGCTCCTGCAGATGCTGTTTGAATAATTGTTGAATAATCAATGGCAGATATTTCACTGTCAGTATAAGATGCAGCGGCTGCACTTGCTGTAATGATAGTGCTTGTTAAATCTATGTTAGATAGTTCTTGGTCTGTGTAGGCTACGGCTGCTGCAGAGGCTGCTTGAATGGCAGGAGTTAAGTCGGGGGTAGCATTATCAGTATATTGTATTGCTTGTTGTATTATATTTACAGAGGCAGCATTAACTGCTGTTATTAGTTCACTATGAGTTGTTACAGTTGTATCTGCTGTAAAAATTTTTGATAGTTCTCTTGAGTTTGACAATTTTTATTCCCCTCCCTTTATTATAGTTATTAAATTAGATACTTGATTGGCTAAATCTCTGGCTTTTGACATTATTCTTTTATATACTCCTTATTTTTGCAAATATCACATTCTTCTACCTCGTGAATATTTCTATATTTTAATTCTGGATGACATGTACCACATTTTATAAATTCAATCATGCAAATGATGATGGAATAGTTAATGGATATCTAACTATTACTATTCCACTTCCGCCTTTTCCACCATTCCAAGCAGAGTATCCTCCACCTCCACCTCCACCAGTATTTGCTACTCCATCAGAAGCATAGTTTGCTGGATTTGCTCCACCATTTCCTCCACCACCAAGTCCACCAGTTCCTCCAGATCCACTACTTGCCCAAGCAGATCCACCACCACCACCAGCATAATATGTTCCAAAAATTGATAAACCTATTCCACCATTTCCACCACGACTACCATTTTGACCAGCCTCTCCAACAGCACCA